TTTTATGATAGTAATGACACAACATTTTTTATTGATCCAGCAAACGGTGGATTCAATTTGAGAGGTGGAACTAGTAATCGTGTTACATTTAACAGCGGCGATAGCGGAATAATCGTTACAAATGCAGAAGGAATAAGTTCAAATGTAAGACTTGGATGTGCATGGGGAAGACCTGGTATATACAATGGTTCTTCAATAACCGTTGGAGCTGAAACACAAATTGATTTTGTTATTGGTAATGTGCTTAGAGCTTATGTAGACTCTTCTTCTAATTTATTTGGAGTTTCATCTGCTCGCGCACCCATATTTTATGATAGCGGTAACACTGCTTATTATGTCGATCCTGCAAGTACAAGTAACTTAGTCGGTTTAACCGTAGCAAATACTATTACTGGAAGTATTAGCGGAAACGCTGCAACAGCATCTAATGCTACACAATTTGGCGGCGAATCTAATACAAATTTCTTGCGTGGCTTAAGTAGTGGAACAGAAGCTAATATAAATAATTATACCGATAATGGTTTCAGAATTGTCTCTTATACTGGACATTCTAAAGGTTTATTAAGTTTTACTCCCGGTGGATCAATCGGTACAGTTCAACATGAGTATTTTTATGGTATACCAACAAATGGTTGGAGAGTAAGAAATAAAACAGATAACACTACTTGGTCCGCTTGGGGCAACGTAGTAATGACGGACACAAATCAAGGAGCTTTAACTGGTACAGTAATAACTACTGGAAATTCTTCTGGATTATCTCCAACCTTTACTAATTTATATGCTAATGTTTTTTATGATCAAAATGATAGTGCATATTATTTAGATCCCGCAAGTACCACGTTATCATTAAAAACAAGAGGTTATATAACAATAAATAACGCTACCGCTCCAAACAATTTGGCTATGCTAAATATAGGATCTAGCGGTTCTGGTGAAACTAGAGCGATTGATATTTCTGGAGGTTGGAGCGGTAATGAAAATAAATCAATTACATTCACTCACGCTACCGGATCGACAAATATAGTCGCACAAATAAATGCTCAACATAACGGTCCCGGTTCAAAATTACGTTGGGGTAAATTATATCATGGAGGAGATAGTTCCACATATACAATGGAATTAATTTCTGAAAGTACCACTTCGGCTTATTTGACTGTTGCTGGTTCTGTTCGTAGTCCTATATTTTATGATAGTGGTGATACTAACTATTATCTTGATCCAGCAGGTACATCAAGATTAAATACTACCAGAATAGGTAATATAAATGTTGGTTCTGGAACTTATTTAAATACAATTACTCCAATTGGCGATACTAATATAAATTTAAGTGCGCCAAGTGGAGCATTTTATTTTGATACTTTTCCTAGAATGCCGGGACTTTATGATAGCGACAATACTGCTTATTATTTAGATCCAGCATCAACTTCATTATTAAATGGTACAAGAAATAATAGCGTTGTGGCTGGATCTACTTCTGCGATGACAAGTGCAGGACCACTTGCAATTTATTCTGCATCTAGTCCATATATTTCTTTTCATGATGGTGGAGTTGGAAGAACAGCTTACATGCAAGAAACTGGTGGAAGATTTTATTTTGGAGAAGTTACATATACAGAATCAGAAGGATCTTTCAGAGCGCCATTATTTTATGATGTAAACGACACAAATTATTATGTTGATCCCGCTTCTTCTAGTGTTTTGAATTTTGTTCGTGGAACTAATTTTTACGATGGAACTGGAACTTATAATGTTAATTTAGGATCTGGAAATACAGAAGGTAGAGGTTTAGTTGCTGGATATAGTGGAGGATCTTATGGAGGAATTGGATATAATGTAAGACATACAACTACAGGTGGATCTTGGATAGCGCCAATGGCAGATACTTCTACTTATTTATTATTTTCAAATGGTGTTTATTTTTATTATGCTGCTGGTGGAACTGCTGGTAGAACTCTTAGTTATTCAACAATAGGATCTTTAACTAGCGCAGGAATATTTACTGTAAGCGGTGACAGTCGCGCACCAATATTCTATGATAGCAATAATACTTCATACTATTTAGATCCTAATAGTGGATCAAATTTATATGATCTAACTTTATCTGGCGCACACCATGTTTATTTAACAATTAATCCTGGGAATAATTATGAGGCGATGGTTAGATATATTGGTGGAACTGGAAGTAGTTGGTACGTTGGAAAAAGAACGTCCGCACAATTAGTAGGAACAGCAAATTTTCATTTTTATTCAGAAGCCGCAGGAGCAACTGTTGGTGGAATTGATACTTCTGGAAATATTTATTCTATTGGCAGCGTAAGATCTCCTATCTTTTATGATAGCGATAATACTGGTTATTATATTGATGCGGCAAGTACCAGTAATTTAAATATTTTAGGTGTCGCAGGTAGAGCAGGAATAGGTGGAGCAGGTTCAAGATCGACTAATGGTTTAACAGTTGGATTTACAGATAATAGTACTTTTGCAGCTAATAATGATGTCGGTGACACAGATAGAATGCTATCTATTGTTAACGAAAGTTCGACAACAAATGCAATGGCTGTTTTAGGATTTAGAGTAAATCCAAACGGTGGAACTGCAAATGCAATGCTTGATATAAAATTTGTTCAGACTGGCGCGACAAATACTTCGGCTTTACATTATACATTTAATCATGGTGGCAGTTTTGCTGATAGATTTAGTATTCTTTCTAGTGGTAATGTTGGTATAGGTACTATAAGTCCTACTCAGGTATTAGATGTTCGTGGTAATATAAAATTAGGCGCAGATAGTGCTGGAAATTATGTTTACTATGTTAAGGATAACGAAGGATTTATAATAAGAACCACAAGAACCGATGTTACTCAAGAAGGTTTATTTAGATCCGATGGTTGGGGTAATTTCACTTTCAATAATAATATTGGAGTAGGATTAAGTTTAGGAACTGGTTATGGAGTAGGAAGCGTGGGTACAGGAATTGTTTATGCAAATGGTTCGGTTCGCGCTCCTATTTTTTACGATAGTAATAATACCGCTTATTATATAGACGCAGCCAGCACAAGCAATCTAGTTGGTTTAACCGTGGCAAATACAATAACTGGAAGCATCACAGGTAATGCTGGTGGAAGCTCTGCTTCATGTACTGGTAATGCAGCAACAGCGACAATACTACAAACAGCTAGAAACATCAACGGAACCTCTTTCAATGGTTCTGCTGCGATCACCACTGCTACTTGGGGTACAGCAAGAACTTTAACGATAGGCGCTACAGGAAAATCTGTCGATGGCAGCGCAGGAGTATCTTGGTCATTAGCTGAAATCGGCGCTCTTCCTTTATCTGGCGGTCAAATAACAGGAAATACGACTTTTTCAGCAGATAATCATTTAACATTTGGTCCAAATTCTTCATGGGGAAGTTCTATTCGTATTGGTGGTAATGGATATACAGCAACTGGAACAGAAACAGCTTCAGTAGTTACGACAGATGGAAATTTACATCTTGATGCAGCAAAAAGTACTAATGGTATATATTTAAATTGGTATGGTGGAACAAGTGGTGTATTTTTTGGAAATGGATCTTCTGGTCAAGTCGCTTTTGTCAGTAATACTGGAAATGCATCTTTTTCAGGTGTTGTTGATGCTACTCAATTTAGAGATGCAAGTAATACTGCATATTATGTAGATCCAGCAAGTACAAGCAACTTACTAGGTTTAACTGTAACCAATACAATTACTGGAAGCATCACGGGTAACGCTGGTGGAAGTTCCGCTTCTTGTACTGGTAATGCCGCTACAGCAACTATCTTACAAACAGCAAGAAATATCAACGGAACCTCTTTCAATGGTTCTGCTGCCATTACCACTGCAACTTGGGGTACAGCAAGAACATTGACTATCGGTTCCACAGGTAAATCCGTAGATGGTAGCGCAAACGTTTCTTGGAGCCTTGCTGAATTAGGTGCGGCAGCAACTAATCAAACAATGTTTATTGGCACGACATCGGTTGCTATAAATAGATCATCAGCTTCTCAAACTCTTACTGGAGTTAGTATCGATGGAAATTCAGCAACAACAACTCTCGCAACAAAAGCAACAAGAGCAAATGGTAGTTTTTATATTGATGATAATTATGGAAATACAGTAGTTGGTTTATATTCTGCTACTAGATTGCAAGGTGTATTTGCAATGGGTGACTCTTACAAATTAACAGCAGACGGAACAGGGGTTGGTACTTTATATGGACTAGCTTGGTCGCATCCTAATTTTGGTGGTGTCGCTGCAAATTTAGCAGATCACGGATTATTAATACTACAAAATGGTGTGTTCAAAGGCGCGTGGGGAGGAGGAAGTTTTAGGACTCCAAGCGATATTCGTGGAACACTTTTTTATGATTGGGACAATACAGGTTATTATTGCGATCCTGCCAGCACAAGCAACTTGAATGCCATTACCGCAGCCGGTAATATAACAGCAGCGCAATATTATACTGGCGGTTGGTTCAGAAATAATAGTAGTGGTAATGGTTTATACAATGAAACAACTGGACAACATTTTTATTCTGATAGCGCTAATTATTGGAATATTGCAAGTTCTGCAAGCGCACAAGGAATAAGGTTAAGAACTGGAGGACACAACGGAACAGTTCGTGGATATTTTTATGCAGATACCAATAATCATGTAGGAATTTTAAATCAAGATGGTAATTGGAGATTAAGAGTTGTCGGTGGAGATTATTCATTGGCTGATGGATCGTCAATGAGAGCGCAAATATTCTATGATAGTAATGATACTAGTTACTATGTAGATCCGAATAGTGGAAGTAATTTAGTAAGTATAACTAATAGAGAAAATCTTCCCGGTGGTTCTGGTAATACTTATTACTGGAGTGGAAGTGCAATGAGTTTTTATTGGACAAAAATTGCAAATGTTGGTGGTGGCAATACACATGCAGCCATATTAATAACATACAAAACAGATGTAAATTATAATCCTTTCGGTCTCGCTCTACTTTCTGTTTCTGCATTTAATAGTCAAACATTTAGTGTTAAGTTAGAAAAACTAAATGGAGACAGTATGCAAATACTGATTCGTGTTGATAATAACAATGATGTTTGGTTGTTAACCGCAGCAGAATGGTCATCTTATAAAACTTGGAAAGTTATAAGTAAACTTGGATCTCCAACTATATATTATTCTTCTCTTACTGAGCAATTAACAACACCCGCTAATTCTATAGAAATTGCTAGTGGTCAAGAAGTAAGAGGAAATCAAGGAGCAGCAACTAGTGCAACAGTTTCAACTGTTGCTAATCATTTATTTGGTGGATTAACGGTAAGATCTGATGTTCGTGCGCCAATTTTCTACGATAGTGACGATACAGCTTTTTATCTAGATCCCGCAGGTACTTCTAACTTAAACAAGTTTAGTACTCTTACTATGTCTTATAATGACATGAATTCAATGCATGTCAATTCACCTTATGTTAATAGATATAATGGTTCATCATTATATCGTAATGGTACAATGGGTTATGGTACTGTTGATTGTAATGTCATGTTTTCTAATTGGGGTTCTGGTTTTATTGATAGTTGGAGCAGCCCAGCAAATGCTCCAGGGGGTTCAACTCATTATGTAGGACTTCAGGGTTTCCATTATAATCATGTAAATAATTCACAAGCATATGGTTTCCAGATGCTTTGTGCTGGAGAAGCTGATAATAGATTTTTTTGGAGAAGCGCTTGGCCAAATTTAAGAAGTTGGGTAGAGATGATTCATAGTGGTAATATTGGATCTCAAACAGTAGCTACTGCTGGTTCTTGTACTGGTAATTCTGCTACTGTTACAAATGGTGTTTATACTACAGGAGATCAATCAATAGGAGGAGCAAAAACATTTACTAGAATAAATTTCGGCGCTACTGGCTCAACGCCATATAGTTCTGCTGCGGGTGAAGGGTTTGGTAATGGTATAACATTTGGTGGAGATGAAAATAGCGGATATTATAGAATATTTACCACAATGGAGAATGTCGGAGGGAATTATTCTAAGCTTGCATTAAACTGGCACACTGGAATAAGAATAGGAGCCTACCCTAATTATGGTGGCGTACGATTTTACAATAATGCTTTTGGTAATGGAACAGAAATCTTTTCAGTTGGAAGTCTTGACAGCAATGTAAGAGTTGTAAATACTATTTACGCTCAATCGTTTTATGATATTAATAATACAGCTTATTATATTGATCCAAATAGCACAAGTAATATTGTTGGTTTAACTGTAGCTAATACTATTACTGGAAGTGTAAGCGGAAGTTCTGCTTCTTGTACTGGTAATGCTGCTACAGCTACTACACTGCAAACCGCAAGAACTCTTACAATCGGTTCTACAGGAAAAACATTTAATGGCAGCGCAAATGTTTCATGGTCATTAGCAGAAATTGGTGCGCTTCCTTTAGCTGGCGGTACAATGACTGGTGCTATTTCAACTAATGTTAGTGGCACATCTATATTTATTGGAAATCAAAATGTAAGCACTAGTAATGCTCTTCGCATAAACTGGCATACAGATGCTGATTTAAATTATTTTATTGGTAAACGTGGAGGCGCTTGGACACAACCAATGGATATTGCATTTTATACTGGTATTAAATATCATGCTAATTCTACTTATAACGCTCATATATTTTATGTTGGTGGATTCGATACGACAGAAGCTTTTTCAATAGGTAAAGGAGATAACCATGTTCGTGTTAATAATTATTTGTATGCTCCATTAATGTACGATACTAATGATACGGCTTTTTATTGCAATCCAGGTGGTAATAGTATTTTCAATACGATCAAAACTAATAACGTATATGGTGGAAACGCTTCAGTAACAGCAGCTTCATCTACAACTATTAATACTGCTTATAATTTGACAGAATTAACAATGGCCGCATTCATAACCACATTAACATTTTCTAATATACAATCAAGTGGTACGGTTCATATGTGGACTATAGTTACTTTAGGGAATGGTTCTGCAACATCAGTTACATGGCCAGCGGCTATTAAATGGCCTGGAGGTACTGCTCCAAATATAACAGGAACAAATACTAAACGCGATATTTATCAATTTGTTACTTATGATGGTGGCACTAATATTTATGCAATTATCGTAGGTCAAAATCTATAATAATATGATTAAATTATTAGGGCCAAGTAGAATAACAAATCCGCCGCCTTCAAGCGGCGGAACTCAAGTAACAGGATTTAGTTCTGCATATTTTTTATTTGGAGATGTGACAGGAGGAAACAGTGGTGTCGGATATAATAGAACAATATCGTTTTCAACTGATAGCGAATCTGCCAGAACAGCAAATACTGGTCCAAGAATATCTCAAGGAGCAGGAGGTTTTAGTTCTACAAATATTTATCATATAAACGGTTTTCAATCTGGTCTTATTACAACCAAAAATAAAATACTTGCTGCAAGTGATTCTCAAAGCACTGCTGTTGTATCTTTTACTGTAGAAAGAAGAGGCGCGACAAATAATTTGCCACATCTTACTAAGTCGCGTATATATATGATGGGCGGCTATAGTGATTCACTTGGTCAATATAGAAGTGACACAACTTACATAACAACATCAAACGATACAGCTACTAATGCTACAGCAATTACAGCCGCTCGACATGTTAGTGTTGGAATGTATGAAAGTAATAATGCATATATTTTAGGTGGTTATACTACAGGAAATGGAAGTACAAATACGATATACAAGTATGCAATGAATACAGACACAGCATCAAACACAAGTATAACTGAGTCATCCAATATGGCTCAAGGATATGCTTTTTCAAATTCTCTTTGGGGATATAGAGCCAATGGAGCAACAGTAACAAACGGAAGTAATATTAAATTAACTTTTGCAACCGAAACTAAATCTACAGGAACAAATAGTCCAGAAGGTAGTTTACAATTATTTCAAGGAGTAGCGAGCGCAACAGCAACTGTTGGATATGTATGGACTGGATATAGAAATTTTACATTAAATAGAGTTTATCATAAACTTACTTTTTCTACAGAAACTTGGACTAACAATAGTTATACTACAGGTGATACAAATTCTGGGTGGATAACTAGTAATAGTGGCGCATAATATGTATGGACAATATTCTAGACATTAAACTAAAAGAGTTCTCTGATAAGTTCGATCTTGGTGAAATAGATTTTTCTAAATATACTGCTGGTCGTACTTCTTTCCAATTAGAGAGATTCGTTATGCAAGAGCATGATTTGCCAGAAAGAAAGTTTCTACAATTGATGATGGAGCTTAAATCAATGCGCGACGGATTTATTGGTGACGTATTTGAAATAGAAAAAATGAAAATAGAAATAAAGAGACTAATTGCTAAGAACGACGAAGTTGACACTCTTGAAGCTATGAAGAAACAATATTTTATGAGACAGTTGGAAGAAAATATGATCTTCAGAGAACGAGAAATTAAAACTATTGTTCAATTAATAAATAGTCTGCCAAAAATTTATACATACGATGAAATTGAAGCCGCCGAATCTCGTTACTGGGAATGTCGTTTGACTCGTCAAGCTTTTGAAGATATGGCGAGCGCACAGACTGGAATTAACCAAGGCAACATTCGCGCTAATATTCAAGCAGGAACAACAATGGCTCCTAATCTGTTAGATTTTAAACAATCATTATTAAATAACTTTATCAATCCACAAATAACATATATAAAATAATATGGATAAAAAATACGTTTTAGTAATAAATAACGAAATAGTTTCTACACCAGCGCCGCTTCCTACAAGTTATAAAAACATATCTAATATTTTTGTGTTACCTGATGATAAATTAGCTGATTTATCATGGTCTGGAAACAACGAAGGATTTTGGGTTGTAAATAGCGATCCATTTCCAACAATTAATATTCATCAAAAAATAGAAACATCATGGACGCTAAACACACAAAATAAAACATGCCAAGAAAATTATACTGTAGTTGATGTTACACCATCAGAAGAAGAAATAAGAATCAATAGAATCAAATCTAGTATAAGAATGACAAGAGATCAGTATCTTCTTTTAACTGATTTTACGCAATTAAGTGATGCGCCAATCTCTGATATTGCTAAAAATGATTTTAAAACTTTTAGACAACAGTTGAGAAGTATGCTTGATATCCCCGATATCACTCAAGCTGTTTGGCCTACGATTCCAA